CACTATATGCTGATCTATCTATTTTTGTTAAAGCAACATCTTGAGTGTTGGCTGTATTAGCACCTGCAGCAGTAGTTGATATAAATGCTTCTAGCACATCACTTACGCCAGCACTTACAGAATATTCTGCTTGTCCTGAAACTAATTGATTTTCATGTAAGGCTACTTTCCAAAGGTGAATTCCTCTGTTAGCCCATTCTGCAAATAGTAAATTAAGACTAGTTCTTGCTGACTTAAGACTGTGACCACTTGTTGTAGTCTTCCCACATCTTTCGTAAGCCTCTTGAATTATTTCTTCTATTGATAGGTCAAAACTAGTAGTTCCTGAAGTCGCCATTTAAATCCTTTTTACGGTTGTACAATTTCTTGGATTGTATCACTTTTTGACTAAATTTTGAAGACCTTAGACTTTTTGCTACGTAATTTCGCGATGACACGCTGTTTTTTCTTTTTTTCATCTCTAGCGCCTCTCAATTTACCTTCAATTTGTTTTGATATCTGTGCTCTTCCTGTTGGCATAACTTATTATAACTTAATTTTTTATAAATTCAAATACTGCATCATGAACATCAAAATTAAAAGATATTATTGTTTTGGTGCTTTTAGATAAATTCAATCCACCCCTATGAATAAAATAAGAAGGAAAAGCAATCAAATCACCTTCTTTTGCATCTACAGAAATCATTTCTTTGGGATTAGATGGGTTTAAAATATCTGTTGTAGGATGTGTATCTTTATCAAAATCTAAATAATATACACCTGTAAAATTATTACCATGAGTATGCCAACCATGTTTTCCCTGGTGTTGGTATTGTTGATACCAAATATTATACAGTATAATTTTGGTCAAACCTATTTTCTTTATCAAATTAACTAATGTTATTTCTAAATATGGTTTAAATATTTTTACCCAACTTCTTTCAAAATTAGATGAGTCTTCCCAATCAAGTCTATGAATATTATCATTTCTATAACTATCTTTTTGAAAAACTTTATCTGCTGTTATGGAATTTATTATTTGAAGTATTTGCTCTTTAATTTTATAATGCTCTGGAAAAGAACATTTTAGTATCGATGTTTTTACCTCTATCATAACATACTATAATTAAATGTTTCAAAATCTATTTCATATACTTTATTTACTTTTTTTATTTGATCTTTAGTCAATTCCATATTTTCAATCTTTGATTTATTAAAATATTCTCTTATATTGCTTTTAGGGTCAATTTCTTTAAATCTTTTATTAAGTTCTTCCACTTTAAAAGCAGAATGTATTTTATCATTTAAATGGATACCTATAAAATATCTTTGGGGCATACTATACCAAGATATTTGATTTCTTTTTGTAAAGTCTAAATCTAAGAAGTCTTCAAAAGAAGTATCCTTATCAATCCAAGATTCTTTCAAACAATGTTGCCATGAAGAAACTGATCTTGTGTATGGATTTCTTACTGTAGTAAATATAAAAACTTTTTCATTTTTCATTAAAATACTATCCTCAAACTCTTCTAAAGAATAAAAAAATTTTATTCTTTTATATTTTTTTAAATAATTTAAGAGAGTTGTAGAAGCATTCTTTGGGGTTTTTAAATAAGCTACATAATCAATCATGTTATTTTTTTAGGCAAAATATATTTTTTTAAGGCTGAAAATAAATAATCTCCTTCATGAAAATTATTCCAATCCTTTACAAAATCTATTTTAATATTCTTTTCTGTTTGAAAAGATAAATAACACAGAGCTTGATCTTTTCTTATGACAATATGATTTTTATCTTTAGGTAATGGTATGAATAAATTTAGAGGTTGAAAATGAGAAGTCGCATTAATTACACCAGGTAAAATTTCGTAATCTACAAAATGCCACCATGGATTATGAACTGTTATAGCAACTGGACATTGTATTTCTATGCCATACATAACTTTACCTATTTGAGTATATTTATTTTGGTTAACATGACCTAAAAATGATGAATTATCATGAGTTTGAAATCTTCTACCATCATTCAAAATTCCTCTTCCCATCCAAGTTTCATGCACTCCACCTTCATCATATAATATTTCAAAATCTGCAGGTGCTTTTACAGTAATAAGATTTCTAAAATAATTAATAAAACCTGAACAATGTCTTAATGTTTTATTTCTACGCAAGCTTATAAATTTTGTCTTTGAGGGGATTCTTTTAAAAAAATCAGGAACGTTGTGGGGGTGTTGTAAAAAACAATTTTTTAAAACTTTTTCGTCAAGTAAACGACTACCTATTTTTAATCTGGGTTTAAAAAACATTTAAACTAAATCTGTTGCTTTTCCTAAAACTGGTTTATATTTAGTTTTACCTTCAGATTTGTAAGCATGCAAGAACTGTTTTCTTGGTTGTTCAGTTGTGAAACTACAGTGTATCCATCCGCTGTTTGGCTCACCAGGGGTGTAGAACTCTAGTATTAATTGATCAAATTCTAGGTTTGAATAAATCCAATCAGCTAATTCTGCATTGTCTGTGCCCATACATTCGAAGTCTGCGGCCTCAGCTTTTGCATGCTGGCTGTTAATCGAGCTACCTATTTTTAGGCACAGCTGCTCGCTACGGAAACCGCTCGTCACCTTGACCCTGCCGAAGTGATCACGTACTGGCTGTAAAATATTTTCACAAAGTGCTTTTAGTTTTTCTATCTGTCCTGAATTAGGATTGTTGTTAATATCCAAACGGATAGCTGTATCTGATTTAATTAACTCTTGAAGAGTAAAATTACGACTTAAATTCATGATTACTCCAATATTAACTTCTTTATGGACAAAGATCCATCAATATTTGATTCTAATTCTGCCATAGATTTTATGCACTGGTACTTAACATTACTATTAGATTTTAAATTACGTTTAGCTACACGAGATCCTTTGAGACATTCAGACATTGTTGTCTGGATACGTGCTTCCTTAATCTCTCCGTTAATTATCATCAATAGGGCTACCACTAACTCGGTCAATGTGCACCTCCATTTTTATTTGCTCTTACTTTATCTTTTAGGACCTCAACATCTATTAAAAGCTTCTCAGTTTGTTTTTGAATAAATTGGATATTCACTTTATTATGCATCATATCCTCGATCCGTGTTTCAATCTGCTCGACACTTTTATAAAGGTCTTCGAGTAAAAAGTGCTGCTCCTGGTCCACGGGGACTTGTTCAGATTTTTTTAACAAATCATTTTCAAAAAGCTCACGTGATGTCTCTAACGATACTAATCTTGAAGTGAGCTCCGTATATCCGAGCACGCCCATTCCAACGAGAATAATTAAACTAGCAACCGTTTTCATCGGCATCTGTACAGCCGCAGATTCAGATATGTTGAGTGGTTTATCTGCCATTGTTTACCTCGTTTTCAAAACTTATGTCTGTGCCATGATCTTTTTCTTTTTCATAAGTTCTTTTAGAATCTTTTTTCTTTTTACATTTACAACGTGGTGCAAATAATCTGTCCATAGCTGCAGTTAAATTGTCTAAAAGACCACAAAATTTTAAAATATATTTATCAATCATTAGTTATATGAATATCCTGTGTTTCCTGATTCTAATTTTTCAAATAATTTTTTATGTTGGTCCATGATCTCTTCGTCAGAGTCGACCATCTTGTCCATTTTTTCATCTAACATCTGTACTCTAAATTCTAATTGATCAATTTGATTTTCAAGCACTGCTTGAGTTGTAGATAATTCAAATGTTCTAGATAGTGACCATCCTCCTAATGCTATTAAGAGTCCTACTAATAAAGTTAAAACTTTTTCCATCATTTAGGTACGTACCCAGGTTGCATAAAAAGAGCCATTAGGACAAGTAATATAATTAATATTCCTGTAAAATAATAATTCATACTCTGAGACTCCATAATCATTTTTTTCTTTATATTGAGATTATTATAAATACAACAATAGCTACAACGACAGCCGTAGCTTTTTTGTTATCTATAGCTAGTTTCCAAATTCTATTAGCTTCGCTTATTATTTTTTCCATTTTTTTCCTCCTTTTCCTAAAACTTTTCTTTTCTTTTTAAATATTGATCTTGTAACTTCAGTAAAAGTTGGCATGTTTGTTAATTTTTCCATATCCAATCTCCAAGACTCAGCAGATCCAGCAGAACCTATACTTCTTCCTCTACCCATTCCTCTTAAAGAATTAGAACCTTTACCTCTTACTTTATGAGGTTGAAAAGAACTTCCTTTTTGTGATTGTGCTTTGGTTGGTATTATTTTTGTATCAACAGCGCCTGCTCTAATATTATATTTTTTTACAGATTTTGTTCCTCTACCTGATCTTTCAATATTAGCTTTAGATTTTCGTGCGTACTTATTACGTTTTAAACTTTTGACAAGATCAACTATTTTCTTGCCTGCGTATTTTCCGCCTGCGTATGTTAATTTAAATTTACTCATCTTAGCCTGTATATGTAATAGTTATACTTCCACCAGCACCTGCAAGATTATAAACAAGTCCTTCCTTAAAAAGAACACCGGAACCTGGTACATAAACTGCTAAACCTTCTGTATTGAAATTGTATGTAGCAACTGCAGTTCCAGGTGATGATGCATCAGCTGAATCGTAAAAAATAATTGTTGAACTTGCGATACCTTCACCTTGAATAGAAGTAATTCTCATTCTTCCAGTTTTTGCTAATGTATCTGCACCAACTGTGGTCATGTTAAGTACCTGTTGGTCTGAACTAAAACTTCCTCCGCCTGACATAATTTTCTCCTTTTGTTGTGGCTCCCGAAGGAGCCACTAGTATTTAGTTATTACGCTGCAAATGCAAATGCACCAGTAGTAGCTGCTGCTGCACCAGTGAATTCAGTTGCGATGTGCCACGTACCATCTTCAAAACACATAAAAGCAATTTTGCTTCCAGTTGTAAACAAGTTTGTAGCCGCATTTACAGGAGTGAAAACTAACTGTGTTTCACCCGATGCTGAAGTATCAAAAGTTACTTCTGCCGCTGCTCTTGATTCTATTAAAGAACCAGTAGCCCAAACATCACTTCCAGCTGCGTTAAAAGTTAAAGTTAAAACTCCACCTGCAGTGTCTTTAGCTTGAACATAAACTGCGATAGCACCTTTTGTTGCTGCTGGTAGTGCTACAGCACATGCTGCTGCACCTGTGTAGTTTACAGTTGCGATTACTCCATCAGCGATAGAAATGTTCGCTGCTGTTGCTGTGTCAGCTAAAAGTAAACCTGTAAGATCAGGCATACCTGAACTCATTCTAGTTGTAACTGCACCTGTTGTTGCATTTTTGGTAGCCATTTGAAAGCCACCTTCAGAACGTACTGGTCCTGAAAAAGTAGTTGATGCCATAATTTTCTCCTTTGTATAGCGTTCGTTATGTAGTCTCTATACCGTCTGCCTAGCCAGTCTACATAATAAATTTATTCTAGGTATTTGTATTATACATAAAAAAAGGGGCGATGTGAACACCGCCCCTTTTAAGTAACCAATAAGGTTATAGACTATTAACTAGTTGGTAAATTTCCGTTACCAAAAACACATCTTGGGTCTGACCAACCAAAGCTGTATCTTTCTCTAGCTTTAAATCTCATATTACCTGTATCGAAGTCTCCTTCCATAGCAGTTTTGATAGGTGATCTAACGAAATATTTTAATCCGTTAGGCACATCAGTTAACAAGAAGAATGAGTCTGTGTCAGTTAAAAAGTTATTAACTCTGTAACCTTCAGGAACCATTCCCATGTTATTAATTGCATTGATGTCATTGTCGGCAGTTCCAACTCTCATTGGCGACTTCATGATTCTCTCAGCAGTAAATTGTAATTCTTTTGGAATAATCATTTTTTTACCGGAAGAAGCTATTTTCAAGCCTCTTTCATCGACAAATCCAGCAATGTCAATTAATGACTGCTCGAGTGAAGTTTCGTTAAGGTCTGCAGCAACTGAAAGAACGTTTGAGAAAGTTCCGCCTGTAGCAAGTGGGTGAGCGTTTCCGATTAGGGATTCACCATCTCCACCTGTTGCAGTTGCAACTTGCGCATTGTTCAAAATGTTCGCAGCTTTAACTTGCTTCGTGTTTGCCATAGATCTTGCAAGAGCTCTTGTGTATCTGCCCGCAAGTCTATCGTATAGGTTGTCTTCGATCGCTTCTTCA